ATAACCAAGCATATCAAGCAGCTTACAAGAACCATAGACGGTAGGAAGACCTGCATCGTCACGGGTATTAGTCTGGTCATTAGCATTAGCCGTCTGGAGGAAGAGACTAAAGGTACTCTGAGCAACATTAGGTACAGAAGTAAGGGCAGATGTATTAGCAGTAGAACTAGCAGCGCTAGTCATGTAATCCGTCATCTGGGTAAATGCCTGCGGAAGAGCACGAGAAATCAGGCGTAACGGCACAGCGTAAAAGTCATAATACTCCTTAATACGAGTATAAGCAGCAGTGTTAACCGGAACAGTACGGGTAAACCAGTCAGAGGAAATACGATACTTAGTACCGGGAATAGCAATCTGCCAATAGCAAGGGAGAATCTCACCAACTTTGGCTGTAAACAATTTTTTCGAACTTAAGTCGAAAGAAGAGCGATGGGTAGGAATTTTCGCTCTGTCTAAAGGGTTAAAATCACTCATAATTAATAAAATTAAAATTAAATCATGCGGTTGAAAATATTATTAGCATCATTAAGATTCTTATGCTTAATCATATCACGACAGAATGTTGCACTACGGTACCGGAGTTGCTCAAGGAGGTGAATCGTTTCACTTGATACGGCCTGCAAGACATCAATCTCTTGCCCGTTCTGAGGCAGCGCAAACATACAATCTGATATTTCCGGGTATTGGGAACGAAGGTCATATGCATCTCGTAAGCTTTCATAATTCTTTTTCTTCTCATATTCTATACCTTTTTTAAGAATAAACATAATACGACCGGCGTAAGAATCAATATTACAGCCAAAGGCAGGCAAATGCCAATTACGGAAGAACTTATAGACATATAAGAATAGCCGATATAGCTTATTAATATAAGACTCAATATCGACATCACTAGAACTGTTACAGAACCTAGTAAGACACCTAGCAGAATGTAATATAATCTTATCATCGTCAGTAAGAATAGGGTTAACCTTAAGATATTGATAATAAGTACGAACAAGACTCAAGATTGAATCCTGTTTATAGTCAATGAATCCGTATTTTGCAATTCTTTTTGGCGTTGAGTGTACAGCGCGAAGAACTCGAGCAATCGCAATACTATCGTCATTGCGAGCAGACGAGAATCGGGGCAATAAGGTACGGATATACGACATGGGGGGAGTTGACCGAATACTGAGGCCACTGAAGGCATAGATTCTGCCATTAACAACAGAATCGATTTTTTGTTCAATCTGCGCATAAGGCTCTTCACCTTCCACGAAATCGCAACCTTTCTCAAAGAATCCGATAGACGCTCTTGAGCGGGGTCTAAACGCACGGCATGAGCGATATAATAAGGGAGCAGCACTAAGGCTGTTAACGTAACTCGAAACGTATGAAGAAGCTCCACCGCGGGCAATCTGGAAATCTGAACGACCGAATTTCCAACTCTTATCGTGACAGTATCGTAATACCTTTGAGACTTCTTCCGAGTTTGTGAATAATAAGATATGATAATGCGGACGGAAGTGAACAGGGCCGTACTCACCGACAGCGTAGAAATGTAGCGTTTCATAAGAACCTAATTGTTTATACAAATATTTACGTAATCTTTTAATATAATTCTGAACATCAGCATAATTTAAAAAGGGAATAAGGTTATCACGACCATATTGTCCAGAAGCGGGATAATCCGTTTTATCAACCGATTGCGTCTTATGGATAAAACTACGAATAGCATCCATACTAAGAAACCAATTGTCCTTAACAGGAGCATATTCCTTAATCTCACGGTCAAACGGCACTGTGCCTTGTACTTGCTCAAAGAATATATGACGCAATATGGAGTTATCATCACATTGATATTCAGAAACAGGGATATACTTATGATGTTCATAACCAAAATGAATATCTCCCGAAATGCCTATAGCATCATCATAATCACTATGCAAAACCTTACAAGACATAAGGGGGACATGCTCATTATCATAAGTAAGTGTAACAAAATAAGAATACTTAAAAGCACTTCCAGCGGTCTTCACGCGCATGGACGCTTTCTGGGCTTTCTTATGGATACAATAATCGCATTGACCACAATCTACCGCAATGCGTGCACCATTATACCTATTTGTAATAAAAGAACGATGCTGACAATGATCAACAGCCTTAAGCAAATCGGGAGAAAATTTCATAATTATTTACGTTTATCAATGACTTGACGACGATTACGATCACCAAATGAAATATGAATAAAAGTAGGATACAATATCAGTTGATCAAACACATGAACGCTATCTGAATAGTTATGAATATGTTCAAGCAACCGATTATAAGTAGTAGAACCATACGGCTTAATATCAACAGCTTCTCCAACCAAATGTTGGGAATTAGGAACACCTCCAGCAGCTTCATTTTCAGCAATAGAACGCTTAGCGCTTGTTACCGAAAAATGTAAGTTAAAACACAGCAGATGCTCAAAAAAATCCATAAGAGTACTATTCATAGACCAATAGCGTTTAAAATATAACCTAATGCAGCGGAAACAGCTCCAATTATAATCTTCCAGACATTATTACTTTTCATCACTTTGAGTTTTAAGTTCAACAAAATCGTTCTCTTCTTTAATTGAATCCACAATAACAATAAGACCCAACGGAGAAACTCGTTCAGAATAATTTCCAAGGCCATCGAGAGAATTAACGATATAAGGCGAAATAACATCACGACCCGTAGTTTTTTCCTTAACTGAAATAATAAACTTCTGCATAATTGTAATAATTTTAAATGTTAATAACAGTTGTAACTTCTAACTGGGAGCAAATATACAGATTATTTTCATCAAACCAAAAGAAAACTGTTTTTTTTAGATTCTACTATAGAGTGTGAGTTGCGCGTTTATAGACAAGAGAAGGGAGAATTCGAGAGGATAACTCGAATTTACTTCGTACGCAACTAGGGGCTTCGCTTAATTAACAAGTGGATGTATACAGGGGTGTATAGGCACGGCAGGTCAGATAGAACCTGCCTTTGCGCACTCCGTGCTAAAATACCGGAGCGGGGCGCTCCTATAAGGAAGTCGCTCCGCTCCGTTTTTCGACCAGGCCCTACGCGGGCAGCGGGTGTATATCACTCAAACGCCGTGATGGGCTTCTAGTCCTGAAGTGTGCTATCTCAACTGGGGGTAAAGAGAATAAGTATAAGAATAATCCAATAGAGAAGGAGAATTCTGCCATAAATTAATCCATTCAACACAATCTTCCAATGTTCCAACCTTTGAAAAAACGACTTTACGTCCAAGTTTAATTCTTAATTCGTAATACATAATATATAAGTTTTAAGTTCTTTTCTGTATTGCAAAGATACGGAATAGTTTGCAAAGTACAACAAAGTTGGAGTTAAAAAGTGTTTAGCAAATGTTAAAGTACGTTATCGGCCGTTATAAATAGTAGTATTACGGGGGCCATAGTCATTACGATAGATATTAGCACCGGGACGAAACGCGCCGACAAAATTACCAGCACCGGAGGCAATACTACCAACACCACGAGCAACAGATTCCCAATAATGAGTACGGCCTTGTTTACGAACCAAGTCTGCGCCATATTCAGCAGCTTTCTGATTAGCCATAGAAGTTTTATACTCCGTATGTTTACGAAGCTTAACATTCTTATAATCATAAGTAGAATCACGATACTGCAATTCATTAGAGGCGTTAGCTGCCTTAATCAAAGAATCAGCCGTCTCGGAAGCTATACGATTGTCAATTTTCTTACCGGAAGCCTCAGCAGCAGTAAGAATAGCACGCTGGATTTCAGTCTGTATCTGCTTCTCAGTAAGAGCACCTTGAGACTTGAGATTGGCTAAGGTTTGAGCCTTAATAAACAAATCAGCCTGTTGATTCTGATCCATATATTTATTCATAATACGTTGAGCCTCAGAATTAAGCAAAATCTGTGTTTCTTGAGCAGCAGATATACGTTCAGCAAACTGAGCATTTTTTAGATTCTGGGCCTCAGTAGACTGGTCTAGAGCAGCAGATATACGACCTGTTTCCTTATTCCAATAACCGGAATCACCAATAGCTAGATTCTTCCAGTTAGTAAGACCTTTATAATAGTCAGACAGAAGAGGAGTTACCGTATCAGTCTGACGTGCACGAGAGTTTGATTCACCAGCAGAAGCCTCAGAAGCCTTAGCTTGGGCAAGGGAAGCAAGAGACTGAAACACGCTAGAAAAATTAGGCTTGTAGGCCTGCATACTAGGAACAGGAGCAGCAGTAGCAGCAGCTCCGCCTGAAGCAGGAGACCTAGAACCAGCCATAGCAGCAGAGCCTTGAACAAACGGATTCAAACCACGAGAAATCATAGCGTTAGGAGAATTGTAGGCATTATTCATACCCCACATCTGTTGCTGCCAATCACGTTGAATTTGCGCCTGTTCTGCATTAAACGCGTTCTGTTCACGCATCATACGGAGATTAACCTTATTCTGATGATTCTGATTAACCATACCGACAACATTGTCGGTAAGGTTTGCAGCTGAAGAAGCAATAGCATCAAATAAGCCCATTATCCTTCAGAGGCAGGTGCGGAATCCGGAGACGGCGCTGCCTTATTCTCTGCCAATAAAAATTCAGCATAAGACGATAATTCTGACTTCTCGTTAGCCAGCTGTTGAAGAACAGCCTGACGCTCCGACATAGTCTGACAATGACGAGAAATAACACAATTAAAACGTTCTTCATCAGTCATACCATCCATAACAGTAGATTGAGTAGGATGCATTTGAGCAAGAATGTTCTGAACGTTCATATCACCAAGCAAACGACGATATTTTTCTTGATTCAGCAAAATCTGCGTCATATCAGCTTGAATTAAATCACCATCCGGAGTTTCATCATACATAACTGAATCATACACAGACTGTTGATAACAAGGATTATCCTCAACCAATTCGGGAACAACCTCGTTTTTAATATAATCAGGATTTTTATAAGCAAAATTTCTCATAACAATACAAATTAATAAGGTAAACCATTTCTATCCAAATTCTGTACGGCATATACTTGGAAATTAACATTACACAGCAGCTGGTCAAATGCGACAGAGCAATTAGCAGCATCAATTTGAGGGACGAATATAGAATTCAGCTGTTGGGGACGAACCTTCATAGACTGATAAGACCAAGCACCAGAAGAGGTCAATACTTGCCAGCCGTCAAGAGGAGCAGCCCATGACTGATAAGCAGCACCAGCACGGAAACCGGCATGAACAGTATCAATGTTAGATTTCCACTGCCAGTAACGAAGATTATAACCAAGAGCACCAGAAACATTACGACCGGGATTATTCTGAAGATTAAGAGCAGGAACAGATTGCATACCAAGTTGGTCAAACGCAGGTTGGGGGAAGTCAGAGATAGCAGTAACAGTCAACTGGGGAGCCTGACCTGTTAAATTCCAGTCCAACATAGGTACAGCATGATATACACACATAATAATCTGATGCTCAGCACCACAATCATAAGTAAGAGTATGGCCAGAATTACTAGAGACACCTTTACCGGCAATAGAAGCCTGCGAAGAATCGGCATCAAGATTAGTATTAACTACCTCATTGATATTGATTACACTAGACCAGCCTCCAATATAATGAGCATGATTACCCATGTACTCGGGGGCTTTAATACCAAACTGGGCAGCCATCTGGTCTGAATAATCCTTGCTACTGAATTGGACTACTTCTTTCCAGCGCTGAAGGTATTCGGTTGCACGAATAGAAAGGGCGGATAAATCAGCATTTAAACGCATTTGAGCATTATTACCGGGACCAGCAGTAGAAAGAGCAACAGAAGTACCTGTAGTATTAACCAATACTCCCTGAGAAGAAGGGGCTATAATAGAAGTATTAGGAAAGTTAGACAAAGTGGAGATAGGCAAAGCAGCTACCGAACCATATTGAGAAGAAGGTAACATACCCATGAAATAGTCTTTCGGATAGTTAGCGTAACGCAGTTGAACCATATCCGTAACCAACGAAATATTGCCAGTACCAGACCAATAATCAACATTGTAAGCATAAGCCTTGTGTTTTTCCCATTGAGAATTACTAAAGAAATCATAGTAAATCTTCTGATAAGCAAGGAACGGAAGAGCATTAACCGTCTGCGAAGTCTGATAAACCAAAGGATTATTAGCATCACCAAGAGCATCAACACCTAGATATTTCTTAGTAATAGCAGCCTTACCAGTATTAGTAGAAGCAATCATAGAACCATAACCAAGCATATCAAGCAGCTTACAAGAACCATAGACAATAGGAAGACCTGCATCGTCACGGGTATTAGTCTGGTCACCAGCATTAGCCGTCTGGAGGAACAAATCAAA